TATTTCACCTTGCACACTTTGAACTTGTACATCTGCTATTGCTATAGATGCTGAATTATCAAATGTTGGCAATGGTGTAATAGACATAGTAGTACCACCAACATTATCATTAGACATAGATAATACTTGATTTGTTTGCTGTGTAGCACTTGCAAACTGATCTGATGCACTAGGACTGCTAGAAGTGCTAATACCACCGCTAGATGCTGTAGTGCTTCCTGTAGCTACATTATTACTAGATGTGTTATTAGATGAATTATTTGTTTGAGAGCCACCAGAGGCTTGTGAGTAGCTATTAACTGCTGTTTGTACTCCTGCTCTAACTATATTAAGTGCTGTAACCATTAATTTATTTTTGCCTGTAGATTTATCAGATTCTACTGCTGTAAATTCTTCTTGAATTTCTTCTTGAATTTCTTCTTCTCTTTCTGCAATTCTTTCTTCTTCCATTGCTACTTGCATTTCTTCTATTTCTTCAAACACTTCTTCTACTGCTTCTTCTTCAAATATTTCTTCTATAAATTCTTCTTCAGGCTCATCTAAGTCTGCTATTCTTTCTTCAGGTCTTTCTTCAAAATGCTCATTAACTTCTTCTTCAAACCATTCATCAAGTTCTTCTATAGAATTAAATTCAATAAAAGTATTTGGTTCTGAATAGTCTTCTACTAAAAATGTTTCTTGAAATACAAACTCATCTATTAATAATTCTTCTTCATGTGGTAAATCATTATGAGGTCTTAAAAAATCTTGAAATGGTAGTGGTTCAGGATCAAAAAATATTATTAATTCATCTTCAAATGATTCAATAAAAAAATCATCTTGTGTATTAAAATCATCAAAAGGTATAAAAATATCTTCTTCAAATGTTTCTATTATTATAAATTGTTCTTCAAAATCATTATGATGAAAATCATCTATAAATATACCTGTAGCAAATTGTTCTTGCTCATCTTCAAAACCAAAGTCAACATTCCTGTCATCAAAGAAAGCTACTGATTCCTCTTGTCTAAAACCAGGACAAAAAGGTGCATATTGTGGATCATCATCACATTGTTGATCATCATAAGCCTCCCAATAGTTAGGGCATGACTGACTATAAAGCTGAGTAATATTACATTGCTGCGTTAAAAAAGCATTAGCATAGCCACTACAACTAGAGTCATTTAAAGGATTGCTACAATCTACACCATTACCACTTCCTGAACCATATAGTGAACCACCATTTTCTAATGTAGTATTTATAGTTGTATTATTCCAGTTAGTGTTTACGCAAGTAGACGAGTTAGTTGTACCAGTATTACATTCATCGTGATAATAATAGGTATATGAATTTTCTTTACTAGAACCTACCTCACCAATGAGAACATCATGGTTAATAATATTGAGTTCTCTATAACGAATATCAAAAGAATTATTATTCCAAAGAATTATTTCAAAACTATTATCTGTATTTGCACGATTATATTCTCTAAGATAATACCAACCAAAAATCATTTTTGAGCTATCACCCCATGATTTCATTCGTGAATTGTTATCTCTTATTAAGTCTGTCCAAAAAGGGTATATGGTATAAGTGTGCTGTCCATTAATAGGGTCAGGAGTATAGTCATTACAATAGCTACCACTATTACCAAAATGGAGACATCCATTCGTTGCCATTCTTGCTTGGCTAAATGTAGAGCCATAAAAAGTAAAATTAAAAGAAAGATCAATCGCAGGACTAATTCCATCATCAACTACCTCATATGCTAACTCACCTTGAAAATTATTTGCATTATCATGTAAATCAAATAAAGGTTGATTAGCTTCATATGTATATTGACTATATACATTTAAAGATAAAAAACTAATTATTGTGTAGCATAAAATTCTTTTTTGCATTGTTTATCAGTTTTAGTTTTTCTTGTATATGTTTTTTTAACTAACCCAACAACATCTTTATTAATAGCTGTTCTTTTAGGATTAACTTCTTTTGTACATTGTTTTATAAACTCTTTCTCTTGATCTTTTGCATCAGGTCGTTTTGATTTATTTTTATTCCATTCTTCTGATGCTTCTTTTCCAATTTTGCCTTGATATGGACAAGGTGTTCCTGCCATTTCCATAGCTTTGAATACTCTTTCATCTTGGCACAACAAAGCTACTGATGCTACTTTCATACCCATATCATAAAGATATTTACTTAGTTTTAATCTTTCACAATTTTGATCAACAATAGTTTTACCGCCTGATAAACCAAATACTTGCCCTTGAAAAGCTCCTGACACGCCAGTAGTACATAAGTCCTGTGAATAAGACATTATAGATGGAGCAATAGCTGATGCAGGCGGTGCTTCTGATTTTATATTTTGATTAATAGTTTGTTCTGATTTTGATTCGTTAATATTTCTATTTGTATTATCTGATGTTGTATTGTTATTATTTTGATTAACATTATTCGTAGTAACATTAGATTCTGATTCAGATTTATTAATATTTGTATTTGTATTTGTATTATTGGAAGTAGAATTATTTGTATTATTTACATTTTGATTAACTGTAGAATTTACAGTTGATGTTGATGTAGAAGTATTTACATTTGTATTTGTATTATTAGATGTAGATGTAGCCGTAGAAGTATTTACATTTACATTATTATTCGTATTAATATTTGTATTATTGTTTGTATTTGTGGCTGTGCTTGTAGTCGTATTTGTATTTACATTCGTATTTGAATTTGTGTTTGTATTCGTTGCGGTTGATGTATTAGTATTAGTATTTGTATTTGTATTAGTATTTGTTGTAGTTGTAGTATTGACTGTATCAAGACTATTATTTTCACAATACTGTGTACCATTAACACAAGCTGTACCTGATTGCTGACTAGACTGAGCATTTGCTTGTATAGAAAAACCTGCAACTAATGTTATACAAAACATCAATGCTGCCCATGCAATTATGTTATCGTGTTTTCTTTGGTCATCATCATTCATTAACTACATACACTCCTAGTTTAATTAATTTTTTTCTATTTTCTAAATGTTCTGCTTCTACATTTTTTTTGCTTTGACCTGTATATCGCACTGCTAAATATTTTTCAATCATTGACTGGTTAATATTTATATTATCTACAATAATTTCTCCTAATACACGACCATATTTACCTTTAGAATCTTTTAACTTTGATCTTAATATTATTTCAGTACCAGTATTAATAGAATCTTCTAAATATTTTGCAGCTAATTTTCCTCTAGCTTTTTCATCTTTATCTCTGGTTCTTGATTCAGGTGTATCAATCCCATAAAGACGTACACGACACTTGTGAAGAACAGAAAAACCAAGATCAAGAACAACATCAATAGTATCGCCATCAACAACCCTAGTAACTGTGCAATTATATTCATACATTATCTTTTTTTGCCTTTATGCAAACCATGTTTTGCGTGTTGTTTACCTGCTCTAGTTGCTGCTCTTTTTTTTCTATTAGCTGCTGCTAATTTTCTTCTACCTTTTGGCGTAGATTTTAATCTATCTATTTGTGCTTTTGGAGCATATACTTCACCTGTTTCAGATGATTTTTTACCACTAGCGGTAGTCCATTTTTGACCTGTCCATTTTTTTAAACTTCTTTGTGATTTTTTTAATGGCATTTTATTCTCCAAATATAACTATATATGCATCTGTTTTTTTAGGTTTATCAATATGTAATCTTTGATAATTAAAACAAATATCGTGTATACCATTAGAAATTTTATCTAATAATTCCCAAAAAGATTCTCTTCCAGGATCAACCATAATTAGTTGCTTATCATTATCATCTAAATATTTAATTAAATTAATCCATAAATCTGTATGTATATTCCAAAAACAAACATCTACTGCTATATATGTATCAAAATTTAAAGGCAAAGGTTTAGAAAAAATATCTTGCAAAATAAATTTAGGTTTTACATTCATTAAGCTAGACATTAAATCAAAGTATGGTTTAACATTTTCGTCAGCATCCATACCTACTGCATATGCACCTTTACTTTGTAAGTAATGTGTTAATGCACCCCAACCACAACCTAAATCTAAAATTTTATTATTAATAATGTCTATTTCATCTAGTGACTCTATAATAACCATAGAAGAATCCCAGATTTTATTTCCGTGTAAGTTATGAACTTTTGTTTTACGTTTAAGTTTTTTTATCTCAGGATGAGATGATGTGGGTATTTCTACATTTTTAACCCACAAACTATTTGTAGCCACCACCAGCCTTCTTATATGCTTTTGCTAACATTTGTGCTTTTCTTGCAGACCATTGCCCAGGTCTGCCGCCTTTACTGCCTGCTTTAATGCGATTAAATATTCTTTTACGCATACCAGGTTTTGTATAGTTTCCTGCTTTATTAACTGTTGATTTGCGACCTTTTTTTAACTTTAATGCTTCTAAAGTTTTAGCTTGACCAGCGTGTGCTTTACTTGCTTTTTTAAGTTTGCTTGCAACTGTTCTTATTGTTTTTT